CATGGGTGGAATCAGGGAATGAGCATATCTGGCTCAAAAACCCCTCGCACCAGTCTTTGACATAGCCCTTGCGCACTGAGGACTCTGGCAGCCAGACGCGACCAGTCGTAAAGATGGAGGCGGTAATCTGGAGCCGGGTCATCTTATCGGCATTGCCGGGGTTCCATGCCCTTACAGGCAGATGCATTGCCCTTAACTCTTGCACTAAAGACAGACCAGACGCCTTTGCCTCCACGAGGATTAAGTCAGGGCGCTTGGCATCCCTCCCCTCACCATAAGAGACACGCCACTCTTCAATGACCTTAGGCTTGAGGTTGGGGAAAGTCAGATGTTCTGCCCAACAGTCAATCAGCAGCACAGACATGGGGCCATCCATAGGCTTGAACACGCCCCAAGTAGTCATAGCCGTAGGATCGTTGTATTCCTTATCCGTATAGGCGCAGTCATAGGACTGCACAATGTACTCAAACTTAGGGAATGGTCGGTCAGCAGGCCACATCTGGAACATATCCCGGCTGACAACCTTACCATCCTCGAGGTCAACTATCTCACCCATGACCTCTTGCTGATAGAGTTTGCTGCCCTTGTACTGCTCTAATTGCTTGCTGAAGTTGGGTGCAAGGTTAGCCTTATTCTCATAGGTACTGGCTCGGTCAATGACCACATCACCACCCTCTCTGCCTACCAGATCAAGGATCAAGTCCTTCGGCATGGGCGTAGTAGTCACAATCACTCGAGGCTGAGTGCCTAGGCGCAGACCCATCATCATCATGTCCCATGCCTCCCCAGGCCCCAGATACTGGAATGCAGCCAACTCATCTGCCCAGCACCAATGGAACTGAGGCCCCCTTAGCCGCTCATAGGAATCCCCAGAAATGCCGCGAATGATAGAGCCATTGCTCAGTTTGATCTGGTGATCCTGTTTGTTATAGTCGGTCACCAACTCCTGAGGAATGCAAGCAAGTAAGCCTGACTGCCCCTCAAAACAAGTGAACTTGATGTCATTACTAGTTGGAGCCAGTACAAGCCCTCGAGTACCGGGGTTTGTCCAACACCACCACCAAAGCGCCTCTGCTGCCGAGCGCGTCTTCCCCGCGCCCCTACCCGCGAGCATCATCCAGACAGTGTAGTCATATTCCAATGGCGGGGGTATCTGGTACTTATGGGCGCTTGCTATCCATTTTGCATGGGCTATTTGGGCAATTCGGTCATGCTCTGCCTGCGCGTCAAACTCTGCCGCGACTGCTGGGTCTTCAAGCAACTCAGCCAGCACGCTTAGTCATCTCCATGTTCTTAATAATCTCAAGGAACTTATTCGCCCCAGTATCCTCAGTCTTGATGGCTGCACCTCCCTCAACCCCCTCAATGGCCACCCTATCCCCATACTTGGTGGGATGGAACTTAGCCAGTAACTTGAGCCGGGTTTCAATACGCAACTTCCGGTGACCAAGCATATCCTCGGTGGTCGTTGATGACCCCTTGTCGCTCATGGTCTGCACCTGACCCCACTGGGGATTGTCAGCAATCTGCAGGCATTCCTCAGCCAAAGCGTCATAGCCAATGTCTCGGGCGCGGGCGATGGATGCGGAAAGATCAGGATCGCGACCCATCCAATCGTAAACTGTCCTCCATGCAGGAAAGCCATCATTCTCTCTACATATCTGTCTAAGTGGTATTCCCTCACTTAGTTGTTCACATATGATTCTTGCTATCTTAGGGTCATAGTTAGATGGTCTGCCTATCTTAGGCTTTGTTTTGGGCTTGGGGGATTTTTTGGGGGCAACTGCACCCTGAGCCTTGGCGGCCCCTATAGGTTTCTTAACAGTCTTATTAGTTTCAGGCATTACCCTTAGTCCCCATGAATAGTGAATGATTGCAGAAATCAATTCGCTTACAGTTCGCTATAAGGTGTTGGTGTCCTGCCTTGAACTTTATCGCAGGTTGCCAGTCTCAGGCCTTCGCCACACCAACACGGCTGAAGACTGAGTATCCCCCTGTTTTACGGGAGGCAATCTTCATGCGTGTGGGAATCTTGATTTTACTACAGATGAAAAGAAAAGAAAAGTCCTAGTCTTTCCTAGGAGTCAGAGGCTTATAGGTGTCCTCATTCACCATGGGTAACCGAATCGGTTTTGATTCGCTATCGGTTCAATATTGATTCGCTTTTTAGATAAAACAAAGAGTAACCATAAATGCCATAAAAAGAAAGCCTATGATGCATTTTTGCCACAATGGCTCTGCATGGTAATACTCATACTGACTTGGTAAGTCCCTCATCATGTCATCTATCTCATGTCGGTTCATATCCAATCCTTTAAATTTTTAGGTACTTCAATAGGGGGTTGCATCAGAACTGCTCTTGGCTTTGGGGGAGGCTTGCCCCCCTCCTTAACCACATAAACCCACATGACCACAAGCCAAAATAAAAAAAGGAAAAATGCTGCCCATCTCATGTCATCTCCTTGAGGTATCTTCTTGCAGTCTTCTTATCTGCAATAGACATTGGCAAGCCATCCTGTAACCTCTGAGCCAACATCTTCTCATAGGCATAAGGCTCTCTCTGAGCCAAGGATGGGTCTCCAAAGGCTCTTGCCCTCTCTTCAGGGGTGAGGGTTATCCTAGGCAAGCCTAGAACTTCCCTCATGGCTATTTCAGCCTTGAGTTCCTCTATGGTTCTCATACTTCCTCTACAGTAATCCTATACTGCTTACCATTCCTATCCTCAACCATGATGGTCTTCTTGGTAGAGGCAAACGAACCACTAGGGTCGGTGTCATACTGAGTTCTGCCAACACTTGAGAGCATCCTCTCAGTATCATTAGACTTGAGGTTACCTTGGATTAAGTGAGCAATGTAGTCACAATAAGCCATCCTTACCTTAGGAACTGCATCAAAGAACTGCTTAACGATAGTGTCCATAGTTTCAAAATGTGTCATGGTATTTTCCTTAGTTGTTGAAGTATTCAGAAATTTCATTTTCAATACGGCTTATGTCAGCCTTAGACAATTTGCGTTCTAGCCATGGTGCATAACGACCACGACGGTCACATACAACCCATTCACTGTTGCCATAGTAGTCAACATCAGAGTCACACCATGGGTTGCCATTGCCATCCTGATAATCCTCTACACCAATGATGCAAGGGATGTTTGCCACTCTTGATTCTATTTTTGCTATGTATGACATTGTGTTTCCTTTCGCTTTTATTTACCTAAATGCATTATTGCAATTAGTGAGATTAGTATAACATCAAATTAAACAATGCAACAAATATTTATTGATGTGGCTTGCCCTCCATCCTAAGATGAGCCAACAACTCATGCAAGGCAAACTCCTTAGTAGGGTAAGCCTTGATGAAGTTCTCAACCTCATGCAGTACATACTCATAACCACTATTGAATCCCTTGATGTACTCTGACATGGTGGTTTCAGACATGAGCCTCTTCCTCCTCTTGTTGTCTAACTAAACTCTGCATCAATCTTTCTGTCAATGGTTTTGCCAATATCTGATTAAGGTGCTTGAAGTCACCCTTGACTGTTGAGTAGTGATACACCCTATCAAGGTAGTCATCACCCTTTAGTTGGTGTCCATGTTGCCATAGACCATGCAAGTAATCTAAAACCTCAAAATAACAATTGTAGGTAACTGAACCAACATAATTACCATCTTTATCTAAAACAGTTGTATGTTTTGAAAAGTAATTGCTTGGCTCTTTGATGTAGCCCCCTTGGGCAATGGCTTGGATAGCCTCTTTGAGTCTGATGGTTGCCATGGTTATGCTCCTTAGATTAATTGGTATTGGTTAGGGAATTTGGAATCTAGGTACTGCTTTGCTTTGTCAATATCAAGCACATTCAGAGTTCTGAATACACCATTGCCATCAGTAAGCAACTTGAAAGTTGTACCTTTCTTTTTGGCTTTGGCTAACTTCTTATCCATCTCAAACTGATTGACAATTTCATCAATCCAAATACCCATTGTCATGGTGTATTCTTTCTCCTCATCAAAGCCTTTCCACTTAGGCAAAGACCTTACATAGTTGTGCAAAAGAGCATAGTTTGGAGTTGCTTTGAATACTGACTTGTCATCCCATGTAGAGATGCAATCAACCTTGGGTTCATTGATGTCAAAGCAATCTACTTGTACATCACCCCCATTACCATCATTGTGTACAAAGGCAAACTTTTTACCATCAAGATGCAAAGTGAATTGATAACCACCTCCATCATAAGTTGCCCAAGTCTTAAAACCTTTAATTATAAAATTTGAATTGTTCATGTTATGTTTTCCTTTAAGTTAGCCCCCAAAGGGGCTGTTATTAATTAAATACTTTTGCTTTATACGTTGCTATATCACCTATATGTACGCAACAATCGTTATATTCTTGACGCACTTTTTTAATTGCATCACTAGCATCTTTGGCAGTTACTTGAGTCGTATAAGGTTTATTACAGTAAGAAATTGTTTTTGGAGTAACTGTAACTAAAT